GATCTGGACCATGCCGTAGACGGGAAGGAGGAAGCCGCCAGTTGAGGTTAGATTGACCACGGTGTCGGTTGCGAGCATGGGGGAGGCGACAGTAGTCTGAGTCGCAGTCCTTGCGGGCTGCGGCCAGAGTTCCACGCCTAGTTGGTTGTTATAGAAGGAAATCTGCCAGCCTGCGAGAATCGAACTCGTCACCGTGTTGCGCTTGAAGAAGGAACTCGTGGGGGCGAATGAGACGGGATAGCCGTCGTACCAGGCGTTTGTCATCTTCACCCATTCGCCGGTTACTGTGTAAGTGGCGAAGTTGATTACCGAAGGGAAGCCGGAGTAGTCAGGGAGGCCGCCTGCGAGGCGGCTCGATTGACGCAGGGAATCGTTGAGCCAGCGAAACATGACGCTCGCACGGACGTAGCCGCCGTCGGTGTCGGGCAGGTAGGCAGAGTTGGTTGCCGGAGGAGCGGCAGCAATTGGCGTAGTGGTTCCGATGGTGAATGGATCGCTGAGGGGAGTGATTGTGTACTGTAGGGACTCAGCGCCGGAAGTGGAACCGAAGTAGACTCGCGCCACGCTGCCGGTGTAGGCCACCGTGTTGTAGCTGAGCGAGACATCATTGAAGGCCCCGCTGATGACGAAGCTGAGTTCGTTCGACCCCGAGGTCTCGCCCCACTGGTTCACAAAGGTCATCACCACGAAGTAGGTGCCTGGGCCGAACTGGCCTCCAACGGATGTGATGGGCGTGGCGCTCGCGAGCACAGGGGGAGTTTGAGCCTGCGGCGGGTCTTGCATGAGGTCCCTTGCTTGGACGATCACATCCCCTACGAGTGTTGACATCGGCTCCCCTTAAAACAAAAGGGCCGCCGAGTGCCCAGCTCGACAGCCCCGGCCCACTGACTCTTGCCGCCTGACTCCCCGGATCAGGGGTTCAAGCAGATTTCGTAATCAAACGATGCGGTCGTGGTTCCTACGGTCAGTAAGGTGACGAAGGTGACCGTCGCGATCTCGATGTCCACGAGTACGTCGAATGACTTGTCGAAGCCGCTGTTCGCTCCGGTGGCGATTGTGTAGGCTCCAAAGTTTCCAACGGCGTATGTGTTGGTGCCGTCGGAGACAGTGATGGTGACGGCTGCGGCGGTCGAGCTGCTGCCACCGTTGTAGACCTTCACACGAATCTTGCCGTTCGTGTAACCTTGGGTGCCGAGCGTGACCGTGGTGGTGGTCGAAGCGCCGGACAGCGCCACGGTGTTGCCCACCGCGTAGCCGCTTGCGCCGATACCCGGACCCGGCCCGGTGCCGAAGCCATTCATCGTGTTCTGGATCGAGTTGACAATCGCCATTTTCGTGCTCCTTAGAGTAGGTTCGTGATCGCCACGTTCATGCGCGGGCTGATGCACGCAAGTTGCCATGTGAGATAAATTTTACTGACGACCACCCTTTGGTTCGTCGGCTGCATCCACGGGTCGATCTTGAAGTAATCGTTCGCGTTGAAGATCGGGAAGATGTACTTCGAGTTCAGGATGTAGGCGTTGTGCGCGGTCGCGAAGCGGTCGGCCATGATGACCGCGTTGTTGACCACGAAGTGGTAGCGGAATCCAGCCTGGAGTGCCGTGTCGTCCTGTTCGAGTTCGGTGAAGCGGACCAGGGTGGTGAAGTTCAGTTTGAACCCGGCGAAGCGGGTGTTGTCCATGACGCAGAGGTCGGGTTCGTCGTAGCCGTAGGTGACCGTCTGGTAGGCACCCTCGTAGACCGTTGGGGTGAGCGCCACACCGCCGCCCGCCACGTTGGCTGGAGGTGCCCAGAAGGTGGAGGTCGAACGGTTGATCCCGGCGATGGTGTTCGTGGTCGAGAGAATCCACGAGTTGATGTCGTCGATGTCGGTCGAAGTGTTCTGCGGCGAGGTGTGCCACATGGCGCGGCAGAGCTTTTGAAGGAACGATGCGCTGCCGATCTCCATTTTGGAGCGCACCAAATCGAGCCCCATCGGGCCGCCGCGACCGAGGATGATGTCAGTCACAGGGACGGCGACGGATTGGTAATAGGGACGCCACACCTGGTTGGCAGGCTGGATCGAGTCCACCACGGTGGTGTTCAGGAGCTGGTCGCCGTAGTAGCTGCCACCCGTCATTTCTTCGGTGGTCGCCAGGGGGTAAACGATTTCAGCCCCCTCGCGGATGTCCTTGCCGCGCTTCGTCAGGCCCCAGAATAGAGGGGACGGGACGAAGACCTGGTCACCGATTGTCGGGTAGATGTACTTCTGCGTGATAGCGTCTAGCGTGTTGACTAGCTGCGCGCTAGGTTGCTGTACTCCAGTTCCTGTAATCCCGGCCATGGTGTCTCCTTAAAAGTTACGAGGGTTCGCCTGAAGCGACCCTGAGAATCTCTGGATCATGCTGTGCTGCGTCCATCGCTTCGCGCAGCGACTTGAAAGGGGCTGCGTCGGATGACTTGCGAAGGGCTGGGGTGGAACCGGGGCGTGGGAGGGTTGCGGATGCAGCGAGCTTTTTGCCCTCCTCGATACCCTTTTTGCGAGCATCCTCTAAGCGCGCGGCATCGCGTTCGGCTGCGGTCGCGCGGTTGTAGGCTTCGATAGGATCATCGAGGCCGAAGGAATCCTTGATATTGCCGGTCTTCGCGGCGTCCATGTAGTCGCGCCAGGACTTCTCCTTCGGGCGCTGATCCTTAGGGATCGCGTTCCAGCGGCGCTCGTAGTAGTCCTGGGTGACGAAGTTGAAGCCAGCAGCGAGGCCCTTCTTGAGTTCCTCGATGCCGGAGAGCGCCTTGACGATGTCCTCGCGCTCCTTCAGGAATCGCTTGTTGACCGGGGCATAAACGGGATCGGTGTCCCAGTCGATGTCGCCCTCTTTAGGGGCAGGGCGCGTGGTGAGGGCTTCAGCCTTCAGACGCTCGGCCTCGTTGTAAAGAGCGAGTGAGTCGGTGGCTAGCTTCTCGGCCTTGCGCTTCGCTTCGAGATATTCGGTCTGGGCGCGCGAGGAGGCGTCACGCTGGGATGCGGCGTAAGCGCGGAGGTCCTTTACGGTAACCTCTTTGCCGCCGGGGAGAGCGATCTTGATGTCGTCGGTAAGCTGGGCGTCTGCGAGCATTTCTTCAAGAGTGGGCATTACTGTTTCCCTCCTATGGGAGCGGGCGGCTTCGGTGGAATGGGCGCTGCGACGAATGGTTTAGGTGCTACTGGTGCCACGACTGGCCCTGTCACTGGAGGCTTGGGCGGGGGCGGCGTGACTGCCTTTGACATGGCTGCAAGTTCGTTTTGGTCTGCAATTAAGCCAGCAGCCTCCGAGGATCGCATGGGAATACCCATCGAGCTAAGCGAGGCGATCAGGACCTCGATAGGGGTCGGCATGTGGCCGTTCTTAAACAGGTCAGGGTAGCGTTGATTAAGTGGCTTCGTTGGCATCACATTGGTCCTTGTGCTGCGGCTCCAGGGCCTCCTGGGCCTCCCATTCCTTGCTGAGCGAGACTGAATCCAACCGGCGGCCTGACGGCTGAAGCGGTCTGAGCGGCGTTCTGGGCTTCCTTGATTGCGCGGTCAAGAGTGCCGAGGGTCTTTGATACGTGACCGGCGACGTTGGGTACGGACTGGAATGTCTGGATGAACATGACGCCGAGAGCATCTCTGATCTTCTGTAGCTGCTTCAGGATCATGCCGGGATCGGCTCCGTGCAACTCACTTGATTGCTGAGCGAGCTGGGTACCGATATCGGGCGAGTCTGCTGAAGCGGGCATGCCGCCACCACCGCCCGGTCCACCACCTGAGCCCGGCGCGCCAGGGCTATCGGGGGATGCGCCACCCTGCATCTGAGCCAGGCGGCTCTGGATGGCGGTGACGAGCGGGTTGGATTGGGTGGCCATTACCGTTTCTTCTTGCCCCCGCTGGTTACGTTGCTGTAGCCCACTGGATTAGAAGGGGAGGGATCGTTCGGGACTGCATTGTTGATCCCTGGTTGAGGATCACCAGCCGGTGCAGTGGTGGACAACGGAGTCGTGAGCATTGGGTACGCGCTCGTCTCGGGATTCTTTTCGGGCCAGCCGCCTTTGCGTGCCATGTGGGTCTCCTATTTACGCCGCTTCCCTGATCCAGGAAGTCGAGCGAGTGTGTCTTCCGGCATCGGCAGGTCACGGTAAGTGTCGAAGGTGCCGCCCTGCGCCGGGCTGAAGGGAGTGCTGATGGGGGAGGCCATCTTGTTCGATGGAGGTCCCTCACGTTTGACATCGTTTACGTCGGTAGACTTCGCCACTGTGTCCTCGATTCGAAAGGGGAAGCGGTTACGCGCCGTTTCCCCTCTCCAGACTCAGCTAATTTTCCGGGTCCAGGCAACTACTTGCGCTTGGAGTGCCGACCACGCCGTCGCTTTCCCATGTTCAAGTCTCCTTTCCCTGACGGGTACCCAAAATATGGGGAGACTCCCGTCGAGCTTGTTAGTAGCGGCTGTTCTTTCGGCCCTTGCGGTGCTTCTTGCGCTTGCCACCGCGCTTGCCCTTGCCGCCGGATTCCTCGCCTTCTTCTTCCATGAAACCCTTTTTCTTAAACATGAGCAGCCTCCGGGGTGCCGAACTGTTCGAGCATTGTGTCGGCGGACGCACAGAGGTAGGAGTAGAAGCCGTCCTCGGTGCGGTATTGTGGATTGTCGCGAATTGATTTGTGAACCCAGAAGGGTTCGGCACGGCGACCGTTGATGGCGAACTCAGCGAGCCACCACTCACCGTGGGACTCTAGGCGGATTCGTTCATATCCAACAGGTATCACAGAGTGGAATGTGCGGGTAAGGGGGCTTACGTGTCAAGGAGTTCTACAACAGTAGGTACCACGGTTTCCGGTACTTCCGAGTGGGATACACCGATGTGCCACCTACCGAGGGGATCGCGGTACACGCGGGCACCCATGGAAACCAAGGTACCATCCACACACCAACGACGGATCATGCGGGGAGTGCGGTTCCAGATTTGCGCTACTTGGTCTACGTTGAGCCATGCCAAGGAGCGATCTTGGAAGGGTGGTTTGAATGTAGCGAGATGGGTCATAGTCTGTAAGTTGTTCTATCTAGGGCGTTTAATCTTAGAAAGAGCGGCCAGCTCCTGCTGCTGCTGCTGGGCCTCGGCGATTTCGTCGCTGTTGGGGAATTCCAGTTGCTCCAAGGCGAAGCGCAGGGGAATCTGTCCCTTTTGCAAGAGGTCAGTAACCAGGGAGCGCATGGCGGTCATCGAGACTGGCCTCAGCGATCCGGGGTCCAGCATGATGTTGTAGTCTTGCAGGGCGGACTCATCGACGCCGTTCCACTGGGTCCATTTCACATCGCCGGACTCGATGCCGCTGAATGCTTGACCATCTTTGTAGAAGCGGCACATGGTGTAGAAGACGAGTTCAGCGGTCGCTTGGACTGGTTCGGCCATGAGGCGCGAGCGCAGGCGCGTGAGGAACTGGGATTGGAAGATGGTGCTGTCGTAGAGGTCAGCGGACTGGTTACCCTTTGCGGACTCGCCAGCGCGCGAGGGGCTGAAGCCCTGTAAGCGTCGCTGGAGGTCGAGGAGGGAAGCGGGCATCTGGGTCATGTGGGCGGGCATGGGGGCGGGCCACTTGACCTCTGGTACGCGGGACTGAGAGTTGATGACCTGGATTTCAGCCGGGAGGCCAGCGAAGGAATCGCTGTCGAGACCCGTGGCTTCGTCGATGAACCAGATGCCGTTGTTCAGGCGGACGGCGTTTTCGAAGGTCTGGGTATACATGCGTTCGGCTACCTGTTGTAGCGTTCGGGTGTAGCGGATCGGCGGGACTCCCCAGAACCAGCCGAGTGAAGGCATGGCGCGGTAGGGGATGATTGGAAAGAGGCCGAGGGGGAAGGGGTTGGGGCCGTCGGCGAGGATGGTTCCTTCGCAGTCCACGATCCAGCGACCGTTGGGGTACATTTTGCGGACGGAGGGGACTGCGAGCAGAGGGTCCAGGGTCTCGCGTAGGCGCTCCTTCTCCTCCTTCGTCAGGTCGATGGTGGTGTAATCGCGGATGAAGGTGTGGCGGACGGAGACGATGGAGTCGCTGGAGACTAGACGCTGACTCATGCCGGGGCCGGTGGACATGGGGCCGGGGGGCATCGAGAGGCCGCTACCCATGGTACCGGAGCCTGCGGCGATGCCGGGGGCGGGGCCTCGGCGGGGGACTACGCTATAGCCGGTGGTGGGCCAGTTCGAGCGGACCTCGTCGATGTACAGGCGGTCGTGGAACTGGACGTAGGCCCAGCGTTTCCAGTCTTTTGTGCCGGGGTCAGGATGGACGGTATCGGGATCGCGGGATTCGATATAGACTTCGCCTTTACCGTGGCGCGCGGCGGCGTCGAAGCCTACCTGGATGAAGCCGGTACCACCGAATAGTGCCCAGATTTCGGCTTCGAGGAGACGGTTGTTGTAGAAGGACTGACGCCAGTTTTCCTGGTAGGCTTTCTCGCGGTCCTTGTCGCGGGAGGTTTTGTGGGTGATGAATATTTTGGGCAGCGCGTCGGAGAGGTCCGTGGCCTCGTTGAGCATCAAGACCTGGAGTTCAGGGATCACGATGCGCGGGCGGAAGGTCGGGGCGCTGTAGGTGGCCGGGTCAATGTTGAAGAAGGAGCGCACGTCCTCGAACCAGCCTTGGCCCAGGCGGCGGTCGCGTTCTTGGTCGCTGGCGTCTTGGAGGGCGTCGAGTTGAGCGATCAGGGCTAGGTCTGGGGAGTCTTCGAGCCGCTGGGCGGTAGCGGATCGAGAGTAGCGTATCTTTCGGGTCACTGGATCAGCTCCTCATCGTCGTCATCGGCAACTAGGGCGGGGGATAGGGGAGTGGGAGTGTTAAGGAACTTTTCCAGAGCCTCCATTGGGTGCATGGACTCGCTGCCCTGTTCGGTACGGAGGAAGTCCTCAATGGCCATCGCTAGGCTGAAGAAGTCCTTCATTGAGGTGGCCTCGGGGACTAATAGACCGAGGTTTTCCATCAGGCGCTCCTGTAGCGAACTCCATGCGCCTGCGCGGGATTCCTTGCGGAGGCGAACGAACTCCTCCCCGATCTCACGCATGACTTCTCTGGCGCGCGTGGGGTCGCCTATGCGCTCGGGGCTATCGGACGAGTTTGTTTCCTCAGTCGTTGCTGTGTCTCCTTCGCGGCGAGTTCTTCGTCGGTTGGGATGTGGGAGCGGTGGGCTCGGTCGAGGCCGAGTTGCGCCGCGCGCTCCTCAAAGGGAATAGTCCACGCGCTCTGACGTGGCTCGACCCAGATC